TCGAACTGCTCGACGCCGCGTGATAACCTCAACAACCGACAACGTGACCATGGAAGGCCGCTCAAACCTCAGGTGTTGCAACCACCACTAGAATCCGCCTACGTGTCGGCGCGCTCCACGATGACATTGCTGATTGTCACACCGGTCTGGTTTGGCCGAATGCGAACACGGTCTGGCTTTTTGAGTGTGAAAGTCGTCTGGACGTGACCAATCTTGTTGGAAGAGAAAAGGGGGTCCCAGCCAGAATCGAACAACATTACATTAATGCCGGTTTGAGTCCCACTGTTTTGAATGTCAGCCGCGAAAACATAAGTGCCAGCCTCAAGATTGTCGATTGCGACATCATAATCGCCGTGACTGATGTCGCCTGTCCCATCATTGACCAATGGCGTCAATGGTGACGGATACCGGTTAATCCTCTGCATGATTCTCCAATTCCTTTCCCGTCAAAAGCTTCCAACCATCCCATTCCCTGCGCCACACCTCGCGAATACGGTCGATGAGGAAGCACATCACGTTCGCATCGTCGCCGACAGCGCCCGTGTAATACTTGAGATCATTGTGGAGTTTCTCGGTGCGGCACCACAGGCTGCCGACCGGAACCGTATCGGGCCGGTCGGGCTGGACGAGGATCTGCTTCGCGCCCAAAGCCTTGCCGCCTTCGCCAATCGACACGTGACACGGGTTGAAAGCGTCCTGTTTGAGGACGGCGAGGAAATTCGAAGCGTCGGAAACGAAGCTCACCGTGCCGGCAGTGATGCTCGCCACGGTGGAATCCGCCGTGGAAAGCGTCAAGGACGCGTCCTCGATGTGACCGTCGGCGAAGACCTTCTGAGCGGCCACCTTGACCTCGGGATGGTCGGCATAGAGCGCCTGAGAGGTGAAATCGACCGGTTTGAGCCATACGTCCACGAGCGTTTCGGCGGCTGGCGGCCATACCTGCACGCCGTTGTAGAGAGCGTTCCAGAAGACCGGCTGGCCATTATTGGCCATATACGGGAGGCCGACTTTCACGCCGTTGAGCAGTACAACCATTTGTCACGCCTCCTGCGAGGAAGCGGAATCGGCGGAATCGGTCGGCATGGTATCCGTCCTGTCCTCGCCAGACACGTCGGACACCTTATCTTTCACGCTCTTCACCGCCTCGTCAATCGCCGTCAAAGCGTCATTCGCATGTGATTCCACGACCGTCTTCGATTCGGTGATGCTGTCGGCCACCGCCGCCGCCTGCACGCTCGCCGCCTGCGCACCGGCAGCCGAAGCCTGCGCCGCATTAGCCGCCTGAGCAGCCGCAGCCGACTGCGACTCCACCACGGCGCGAGTATCAGTCAAATCCTCCAGAATCTGGGAAGCCACCGTCTTGGCCTGACCCTCCGGATAAAACACCATCTGACCCGGATTCGCCGCTGACATGGCCTGCGCCTCGGACAGGGAAGAAGCAAGCAGATACGTCAGCGCCGTACCGGAATTGGGTGCCGGGGCCAGAGTACTCGCGTCCACATCGACCAGATCGGCGAACGCCACGGGCGTGCTCGAATTCGGTACCTGCACGCATCGGACGAAACGCCAGGCGTCCGGCGATTCGCCTACCGTCACCTCGTAGGCGAACGTGTTGTCGGTCGGCGTAACATCAACGGTGGCAGTGCCGGTTTCCGACAGTCGCACGTCGAAAGAGTCGCGCACGACGATGCGCTTGCCGACCTTGAACCGGCCTGTCGGCACCACATGCACCAGTTCGCCGGCCAAAACCGCGACGCCATCGGCGCTTGGATGGCCGAAATCGAAATTAATCTGAGTCAAAACATCCTCCTAGAAAACAGGGATATGGAACAATGAGAAAACCCACACACACGCCCACCCAACGGCAACATGACGATGTGTGGGATTATCCAACGGAATTGGAAAGGGACCAATGCTTTTCGACACATTCGTAACCACCGTTTGGAAACCCTCATGTTCGAAACTCCGCGAATGCACCAAAGTAGGCTACGAAAGCGCCCTGAACTGCCATATCCTCCCGCAATGGAGCGGAAGGGACATGGACTCGATCAGCATGGCGGACATCGAATCATGGTTGGACTCCTTCGATAAGCCGGGAGCGGCACGCAAGGCCTACGCGGTGTTCCGCTCGATACTGCGACTCGCGTTCAAACGCGGTTTGACCGACAACGACGTGACCAGACGCGAGATACGCCTGCCACGACTACGGCACTACGAGCCGCAAGTACTGTCCGCGTCGGAAGTACGCGGACTGTTGAAAGGCTTCTACGGGCATCCGCTCGAAGCATGGCTATTGGTGTCCGTGTGCGCCGGATTGCGCCGGTGCGAAAGCGTGGGCGTCGAATGGGCCGACTTGGACTTGCGACGCGGCACCGTCACGGTGAAAAGGTCGGTGCAATGGGTGGCAGGCCATGAGACCGTCACCGAACCGAAGACCGATCTGAGCCGACGAACCGTCGCATTGCCACGGTTCGCGGTCAAACGATTGGCGGAACTACGCCACGGCACAAAGACCGGCCGACTGGTCGGCAGTCTGAACGCGAACCAAGTGGCGAACCACTACCGCAGTTGGTGCAGGCGCATGAACCTGCCCTGCGTGCCTCCACGCAACCTACGCCACACGTTCGGCACGTTGGCGATCAAGGCCGGAACCGACATCAGCGTGGTCGCACGACAGCTCGGACACTCCGACATCCAAACCACCGCACGGTATTACCTCAAGCCCGATCTGAGCGTCCTCAAGGACATGCAGAAAGCATGGCAGAAACTCATATTGACCTGCTGATAGCATTCCGTAACCCTGCCGTTCGGGAAAAGCAATGGCAACGGAGGAATCTATCCAATCGGGAAAATACCCAATCCGAACGCGATTAAGGCTTTGAATGGCAGAGCCATACTATCGTCTGGGACGACAGTGGCGATTCCATTCATCCACCCGTCATATCTGCAACGTTCAGTCCAAGTATCGATCGCGCCGGACGGGACCGTTAACCTGCTCGTTGGCTCCGAAGTGGCTGTCACAGGCGGAATCGTGGAAATCCACTTTTAATAGCTTTCCGTAACCCAGCAATGGAAGCCGCCGTATACGAACGACATTCTCACTCTGTGTCGGGTCGGACGCGTCGTCACGATTAACGGCAACGTCAAGTTCACCGGCAGTGGACAGCAGAACTACTCGACGGCGAATGAGACCATCCCTGAAGCGTTCCGTCCGCTTGCCGACATGAGCATCATCGCGTTTCCGTCCTGCGGTTTCAGCTTGCTTGTCGAGCGTAGCGGGAAGGTGCAGATGCTTGGCGACCCGAAATCCGCCTACTCCACGGCGCATGGCTGTTGGATGACGGAATAGTTTTCCGTAACCCAGACACTTATCACCAGCCAGTATGGCACGGTGATTGGCGTTAAGACCGGGAATGTCGTTCAAATCAACGTGACTTGGAAGAGCGCGAACACGGCATCATGGGGTGCCGGCGATTTCGGCGTCCTGCCGGCTGGCTGGCGTCCATTGATTACGACGAGGTGGGCGTACAGCGGTCGTGACAATAGCAGCCAACGAGATTTCACCATACTGCCGGACGGCAAATTCACCTACAGGAATCTTGGTGGCAGCCAGAACGGAGAAGGTTTCGTCACATCCGCCTCGTACATCACGGCCTAAACCGTCGTCACCGGAAACGATACGCTGCCGGCATGCCATGTGTTTGCGGGAATGGTCGCATCATACGCGGGACGGAAATACACGCTGCTGCCGACCACATAAAGCAGCCGATTCTGCATTTGACTGCCCTGCTGACTGTCCACGAACACGCCGAAACCTTCCATTACGGCCCGCACATCCATGCTTGCCAAAGGCACACCATCCCACGCCTTCTTCTGGAATTGGCCTTTGTTGACCCACCGGCAGTAGACGGTCGCCAAACCATTGACAACGCATCCACTGATTGCGAATTCCGGGTCGGTGGTCACTTTCGTGAAATGAATCGGGGTTACGGAAAGCTATGCAGTTCGAATCCACATATTCACGTCGCCGAACTGTTTGGTGAAGAACCAGAACTTCTGACCCGCACCGTCGTTCCATCCGTAGATCCTGATGTTCGCGCCGTTTTTGCTTGTTTGCGCGTTCTCGATGTCGAACACGAGTCTGTCTTTGTCTGCGATTGCCCAATCGGTTTTCACCCACGTGCCGGGAAGCCCTACCGACTTCGGCGTCTGACCGCTGACCAGGAATACCGCCGAGCCAACCGGGTGGATCTGGTTTACGGAAAACTATCCTCATGGGAGCGGATAACAGAGCGAGCCGACGCAATCCTGATTGCTGCCAGCGGCTCCCATGTTCGCGCATCGGATGATTCCGTTCGGATTGACGACGAGCATTCTCGCCGTCTGCCCGTTGGAAACGCACACCATCGCATTGACCTCGACAGGCGGGCGCAGTTCGGCGGGCAGCGTGTAATCGCATTGAACGGCATCCCAGCTGCCGCCGTTGCCGAACGTTCCAGCATATCTGACGAGCATCATCCTGCCAGTGCGGATGACCGTGAAGCCCTTCGCGTTATACAGGGTTACGGAATCCCACAAAGCCCACCTCGGCGTGAACAGGCGCACCGGCGTGCCGACCGTGATGCCGTCAAGCGGAATACGCCACAACGGCATGTACGCGTCAACCGCGCCGGACAATATCTTCCCTGACGGAATGGTCGGATCAGCGGCGGCAGTCGCATTCGGCGAACCCTTCAACACGGTCAATTCCACATTCTCGATACCGTCGTAAGAGTTGCGGTGATAGTGCGCGCAGATGATGTCATTGCGTTTCATGCCCTGCGACCCGTTGGAGATCGTCACCGATTCCGCCGACGTGATATGCCAGTCCAAGCCTTGTATCGACGCGCAACCCGTACCGATGGTGGCCTTGTTCGCACTGCCCATCGTGCACTTGAACGCGTCACCCCAGTCGAACACCACGTCAGACTTCGAGAACTTGGCCTGATGGATGATCGCCTTGTCCTCGCTTGAGATGTGTGCAACTCCGGCCTTGCCGTCAACCAGTTCGATGGTCACTGTCCGACCTCCTTCAACCATGCTTCAAACGAAGCGTCATCCTGCTGCATGAACGTCATGAAAGACGTGTTGCATTTGGAACACAGTTCGTAGATGTCGGGCGGCACATCATCCGCGATGCGGGTCGCCTTGCCAGCCGAATAGCGGCGCACGGTGAACCATTCCCGCGCCTCAGTGTCACCAGCGGCGACATAGGCGGTCTTTCCGCACTTGTCGCACACATACTTCGAGTACCCATCAGACTTCACTATCCAATCCTTTCAAACGTAAAACAACCAAGCGAAGGCAACTGCCTCCACGTGCCACCGAAATCAACGGAAGGGTCAACGCCCGTCGTGTTCATCACCACATAGCCGACCGGAAACACGACCCTCCCGGAAGCGCCGCCGCCGACATGAGCGCTGATGACACCATCCACGCTCACGATCGTGGAACCGTCCACCCTCACGCCACCCAACACGTCCGTGGACGCCTTCGGCAGCGTGTAGGCGTTCGCGCCCCGTTCGACCGAAGCGAGCTTCGACCGCTCGTCATCGGTCATCATGCCCGACTTCGCACTGTCGGCCACGCTCTTGGCCGCATCGGCGACGTTCTTCGCATCCTCGGCGGTCTGATTCGCCTTGCCGATCTGCGCCGCGAAACCGGAAGCCGTTCTGTTCGCCGCATCGGCGACCTGCCTGACGGCATCCAAATCCTCGGAAGCGACCTCCGCGTTGATAGTGCCGCCTGAAATCGACAGGCCACGGCCAGCCGTCAAAGACACGCCACCACCAGTCGAACCCGAAGACGAAGAGGAAGAACCGGAATAGTTCGCGTTCGCCGACTGCACCGGCAGTCCGACCTCGAACGTCGAAGCCAAAATCCCGGAATCGATTTTCACGATCCGCTTCGTCACCACGGCGGTGACGTTGACGCCGGAAGCATGATCCGTCGCAACAATCTTGTCATCCACGCGCAGACCGTCGCCGACCTCATCGGACAACGTCACCTCGACCGAACCACCGGTCTGCAATTCCTGCAGATGCTTCTTCGTCTCGGATTGCAGCGTGCCCAAATCCGCGTTGGAATAGTCGTATGTGGCGCAGACTTCGTCAGCGCCTACGAGCGTCTGTGTCTGACTCACCACGCCGGTCGCGTCGGCGAAATAATTGACCACCAGACGGTTCTTGAGCTCCTGCGAGCCAAGGCCGATGAGATGATTCACCGCGCGACGGTTGGTCTCGGCCTTGAAATCCACCAAGTCGGAGTCGATCGTGTTGTCGATGATGCCGACCGGCGTGATGCCAAGCAGGATGTGATTATCCTTGGCTTGGAAGTCGAGGCGTCTGCCGCAGGATGCGAGCAGATTGCGGAATCCTGTGTAGGCGTCCACGTAGCGTGGATTCTGGAACATCCAATTCGACAGAGTGGAAGCATCGGAGGAATCGACGGTGAACACCGAATCCAAACCGATGCGCTTCAAGAGGCTTTTGAGGATGTCAGGCAGCTTGCCGGAGACGGTCAGGTAATCCTGATTCGCGTCCGGCTGCAATATCTTCGCCGCCAACATGCCAGTCCACGATTGGCCGATCCACGTGGCCGTGGACACGCCACCGGAAACAGCCACACGACGGTCGACGATCCGGCCGCCCACGTCACTGCCGTCAATCCAGAAATACCAGCCACGTTCAATTTCCGGCGCAGACGGATCTTCGATGGTCAGCTCGAAATCGTTTTCGTCCGTGCCGCAAGCCCAATCCAACGTCACCTGCGATACGCTCGCATGTGGCGTCAGCTTGCCGTCTGCGATGATAACGTCCGCCATGGCACACCTCCAGAAACGTCAAACATGGTCAAATCGATGCCATAATTGCCGGAAACCGTCAACAGCGAATCTCCGGCCGGTATCGGCTCGAAAACATATGAGCCGCTTCCACTGCCGTTGCCGCGAACTCCCTTGTCGAAAACATCCGAAACGTCGCCGTTTTCGGCTGTCAACGTTATCGTCTTCCGCAAGCCGGTGGCCGATAATGACACATGACCGCCTTCCGGCACTGTCACGTCAACCGCATAGGTGTTGCCGCCAATCTGGAAAGACGGGTTGACGCAAGGGCCGAAAATGACCGCAGTGAACTCAGCGGCCTTGCCGGTCGGATTATTCACCGTCAAGGCGATTTTCGACGGAGCCAAATCGGTCGGCAAGTCCAGTGGAAGGTCAATCTGCGAGCCGGTGCCTGCCGTCATCGGAAAGAAATGCTGCACCGGCAGCGCGCGACGCCAGACGCCATCGCAAAGGACAATCGTGTAATCGACTTGCGCGTATTCCGGCCATGGCACCAGACCGAGAGAAGAACCGACGACATACGCCCGCTGGAACCATTCGCCATCAACGGTCAACGTGCCTGGCGTAACGGCCTGCACGTCCGAATCGAAAGCCGTCTGAGCCACGTCCAATCTTGACGGATCCGTGGTGCGGACGGTCATTTTCGCCGTCGAAGCGTTTCTGCTCACCGATTTGATGCCGCGAGTGGCCAGCGTGTACGTCCATGCGTATCCGCGCATTTCCTGCAAATCGGCGACCCACAGACTGCCGGTGTTGAGGTCGATGACCGTGCCATCATGCGACGCGTATTCAAGCTCGCGCATATTTGCGGATCAACCTCCCCAAGTCACGGTCGCTGACCGTCGAATCATCGGACGCGGCGCTGATGATCGCGCCAAGATCATTGTGCAGGCTGGTTATCGCCGCCACCACGGAAGCGGTATCAACCTGTACGCTGACCTGATTGCCTGTCATCTGATTGGCTGTGGCAAACACTTCGCGTGGGATGGCGCGCCGGTTCAGCGCGTCCATGAAGTCGACGCCGTAATAGCTGGTGGCGAGCGCGTTTTCGACGTATTCGCCGCGTGCGATGCGGCCGTTGTCGAGGTAGACGCTGTCGCTGGTCGCGGTGCCTGGCGCCCATTTCGGGTCGACGTAGCCGTTGAAGGCGTAGCCTCCGTTGGCGTATCGGAATCGGTCGCCGTCGTAGAGGCCGCCGGTGGCTCCTGTCGGAATGTTGCCTTTGGCGTTTTCCGGACGGTATCCGCTGGATGAGTATGTGCCCCCTGATTCGTCGACGTAGGTTCCGTGGATTTGGAAGTATTTGTCGGCGATCTGGTAGTTGCTCAGGTTGGTGAGCACGCTCATGGCGGGTGAGCCGTCTGCGTTGACGATGAATCCTTTGTCGTTGAGTTTCCATCCTTGGGTTTGGAGGAATTTGTTCATCGCATCGGAATTGTCACCTTTGAGGTAGCCTGTCTTGTCGTCGATTTTGGCTCCGTTCGCGATGGCGAGGGCGATCATGTATTGGTCGCTGTCCAGGGTGAGGGTGCTGGTTTTGGAGTCGATTTTGGCGTTTGTGGCTTGGGCGATTTTCTTCATCAGGTCGGTGTTGTCTCCGCTGATGGTGACGTGTTTGCCGTCCGGTGTTTCTTCGGCGGCGAGTTTGACCTGTTCGAATTTGGCGACGGCGTCGCCGGTGACTGTGACTTCGATGGTTTTCGAGTCGGGGGTGTTCTGCAGGCCGTTGACGAGTTCGTCGACCGCGTCGCGTGTGAGTCCGTAGGCTTGTGCGGCGGCTTCTGCTTCCTCCGGTGTTTTGCCGAGGGATTGCATGAGTTGGGTGAACGCGTCGTGTGCCTTGTCGATGTTCGGGTAGATGTCGTTGAGGCTGTCTCCGTTCTGCGCTTGGGCTTTGGCGCATTTGAGCGCCGCGTCGGCGATGTCGTTCAGGGCGCTTTGGTTCTCGCGTCCGGCTTCCGTGTTCAGGTCGAGGATTTTGACGTTCTGACTGATGGTGTCGTTCGCCGAGGAGATCTTGTTGGCGAGGTCGATTTGCGCGTCGGACGAGCTGATGGCGAACCCGTAGTAGGTCTGCATCGCGTCGATGACTTCGGACAGCGCGCTGGCGGTGTCGCTGACGGCGTCCGTAGTGGCACCGAACGCTTCGGCGAGGATGTCGTCGGCGCTGGCCGCTTCCTGCGCGTTGTCGGCGGATTGGCTGGCCGCGTCTGCTCCCGACAGGAGCGCTCCTGTCTTGTCGATGCTTGCCTGGGTGGATTCTTTTTCGGCCTGCGCGAGGTTGGCCGCCGAGATTTGGCTTTCCTTGTAGCCGTTTTGGAGCTCAGTGAGGCTGTTGGCCACAACCCTGTACTCGTTGCCGGTAAACAGGCCGCCCTGGTTTGCGAGCTGGGTGCGGTAGGCGTCAAGCTCCTTGTAGACTTCGTTGACGGCGGTCTTCTCGCCTTGGATGGCTTTGATATACGTGCTGTGTTTGATGCCGACCTTGTCGATGGCCTGCCACACGTTGTCGTAGCCGGTGATGAGACGACCGAGCCAGTTGTCGGTGACCCTCGCGCCGGACGAGTCGGACAGCGCCTTCTCGTAGTGTTGCGCGGCGGAGGCCCCCTCCTGCAGGGCGTTCGACAGTTGCGTGGACCGCTCCTGGGCTTTCTGCTGTTCGGAGATGAACGCTCCGAGGACCGTCGTTGCCACAGTGATCGCGACGCCCCACGGGCCGCCGAGCAGGTCGATGACGCTGCTGCCTGCAGTCTTGAACCCAGCGGTCTTCAACTCCGCCTTGGACACGGACGTGCCGAACGCCTCCATCTGTTCGGAAGCGCTCATCGAGGACGCCTTGAACATCTGGAATGCGGTCTGCGCGGAAGCCAGCGCGGTTTTGACTCGTTGGATCGGGTCTATCGCAAGCCCGATGTTGTTGGCCATGGTGCTGGTGCTGCCGTTGAGATTGCCTGCGGCCTTATGCACCGCGCCGAACACGCCGGCCAATGATGCCATGACCACGAGCGTCTGCTGCACTCCGGACGGCAAACCGGCGAACGCATCCACAAGAGTATCCAACCCTTGGACCATCTTGCGTAACGGCCCTTGAGCGCCCTCGCCGACGGAAATCATCAAGGACTCCATCGAACCACTCAGATTCTCCAGATCACCCTTGAGATTGTTGTTCTTCGCAGCCGCCTGCTCGGCGGCGTAACCGCTTTCGGACACAGCCTTCGTCCATCCGGCGATGCCCTCCGAGCCTTCCGAATAAAGCACGTTCGCGGCTCGCACCGCGTCGGAGCCGAAGATGACGCTCAACGCGGCGTTGCGCTGCTCCTGCGTCAGACCGCCCAGAGACGTCTTCAGCTGGCCGGCGAAGTTCTCCAGGCCGACGAACTGGCCGGACGCGTCGTATGCGCTGATACCCAGCTCGTCCATCTGCGCCTGTGCCTCCTTGGTGGGGTTGGACAGGCGTTGGAGCATCGTCTTCAACGAAGTGCCCGCATCGGAACCGATCATGCCGGCGTTGGCGAACGCGGACAGCGTGCCGACCGTCTCGGTCATGCTCACGCCCATGCTGTTCGCCATCAGACCGGCCTGGTTCAATGCGAAGCCTAGGTCGTGCGCGGATCCGACGGCCTTGCCGGCACCGGCGGCCAGCGCGTCCGCGACCTTGCCCGCGTCGGAACCCTCGAGGTTGAACTGCTTGAGCGTGGTGCTCATCAGTTCTGCGGCCTCGCCGACCTGCATTCCGTCGGACGCGGCCAAGTTCAACGCTCCGGACAGGCCGCCGGAGAGGATGTCCGCGGTGGACAGGCCGGCCTTGCCGAGATCGTTGATCGCATCGGCGGAATCCGTAGCGGAATAAACCGTGGAAGCTCCTGCTTCGATGGCGGCGGCACGCAGCTGGTTCATTTGGGCGCTGGTCGCGCCGGTGTTCGCCTGCACGGTGCTCATCTGCTGGTCGAAGTCGGCGGCCATCTTCACCGCAGCCACGCCGAACGCGGCCACGGCCAGCCCTGCGGCGGTCATACCACTGGCGATCAGCGCGGACTTGCGACCGGTGTTCTCCATGCCCGAAGCAACCGTCTTCGCGGTGCTTCCGGCACGGGTCATCGCAGCCTCATATGAGGCTGTGTCCGCCATCAACCGGATGACGATGTTCTTGTTCTCCGCCAAAGCATCCTCCAAAAATCAGGTCAAATGCGCCACCAAGGCGTTCGCGGCCGGATTGCCATTGCCGTTGGCCTCTGTCCACCGTTTCATGGCCTGCTGCATGTGCGCCGTGGCCCAGCAGACGCTGGTTTCGGCATGCAGGGTGAGTTCGGCCTTCGGGTCTTGGCAGATCGAACGAGGCAAACCGCACATGGGGCACAATGACCGTTCGTATTCCGCCAACGAGCGCATCCAATTACGCTCCGTCTCATCCCATTCGACCTCATCGCCCCTGCTCGGCCGCCAGCCCATGAAACGCTTATAAGAGATGCCGAGCTGGCGGCAGATGCGCAGATCCTCGACTAATTGTGGAGAACCTTCGAGGCGAGGTCGAACGCCGCTTTTGGGTCCGCTGCGGTGCCGTTCAGTTCGGCGATGGCCCGCCATAGCGGCGTGAACTGGCCATCGGTGAGTTCGTCGAACAGATTGCGCCACGCCTGTTCGGTCTTGTCCTCGTCGGCCACCGGCTTGCCGCCGATGGTCGCGGAGTCAAGCATGAGAGGCAATGCCGCGGCGGCGGTGCCGAACATGTCGTTCGTGCCGTTCTTATTGCGGTGCGCGGCCAGTGCCTGCGCCCACTTGCTTACCGGCAATGCCCGCAACGTGAGCTTCAACGTCTCCGCATCCGCCTGTTCGCGCAGCTCTTCGATGCGCCGCGCGGTGGCCTTCGCCTGCCGGTTCGTCCCAGCCTCCGTGACTCGCTCGCGCGTGGTCTCCTCGGCCAGCGCATCACCCAATCGCGCAATATCCTCGGCGGTCTGCTGGTTGAGGATAATATCGACCTCACGAGTGCGCCTGGTGACTTTAAGCATATGTGTTCCTTCGCTCTAATATTCATGTCCCTTTGCCGGAAAAGAGGAAAAAGAGGATCCCGCACCGGCGAAAGGAACGAAAGTCCGATGCGGGAAGAATCAATCAGGCGACCTTCACGTTCTCCGCCCAGCCGGGAGCGCGAACGGAGAAATTGACCTTGCTGCGCAGCACGCTGTTCGCGGCGATCGCCACCTTGGCGCTCATGCCGACGCGGACCGCGTAGACGTTAACGATGTCGCCGGCGACAAAAGTCGAATTCGTCGGCTTGCCGTAGCGGCGCACGAAGTAGCCTTCCGCGCCCTCGGTCAACGTCTCCATCGCCACGTTCTGCGTGGAATGCGAAGTGTTGGTGTTGTCGATGACCTCGATGCTCGGGCCACTGATCTTCTTGCGTCCGGGGTTCTCGTAATCCTGCGCGCTGTTCTCTCGCTGGTCGGAGATGGAATCCTGCGACGGCGAGCACGACCAGCCGCCCAGGGTGACGTAGTTGCTCAGGTCGGTGCCGGCGTTGATCTCCGTAGCGGTCGGCTTCTGGATGTTGTTGATGGTCGGCACCCAGATCGTGTTGACCAGGCCGTCCGCCGGTGTGGAAGGGACTTCAGTCCCCAGAGTCAAAACCATGACTCCTCCTTAGATATTTGGGGTCACATGCGTGACCAGTTGAATTTGAAAGTCAATAGGCGCACCTGATAGAGCAGGCTCGTGTCCTCTGCGGTGAGTCCTGCGGCATAGGCTCCGCTATCGGAGGAAAGGGTCAGGCAGCCGGTGTCGAAGCCCTGCGCGACGAACCGTTTTCCAGCCAAGGCTGGAATCATGAGATCATCGGCCAGCACGTTGACGGAATCGGTGGTGGTGCTCACAATGCGCACCTGCAGTGTGCCGATGCCGCAATGCACATGTTGCGTCTCGCCGACGATGTGGCCGTTCGTGGTGACCGTCTCGATCACCCACGGCGGCTTCTCCGTCGGTCTTGGCGTGGTCTGTTTGAAGACCTTCCACCCATCCGCAGGTTTTGGCACATGGTCGAGGATCGTGTTCGACAGGGTCATTATCGACTGCACTAGAATCCCTCCACTGCGGCACGCGCCACGTATTCCGCGAGCTTCGGAAGCTCTTCCTCGCCATGCTCGTAGAACCGGTGCGTTCCACCACCCCTCGCGGTGCCGAAGAACGCGATGTTCGCGAGCGAACCCGCTCCGCCCTTGGTGGGGCCTATCTCGGCGGTGATGCGTCCGGGCGTCTCGCTCACCGTGTAGGTGATCGGAATGCTGCGGAACGCCTTGTTGCCTGAGCCTTTCAGGTCGTCGCGAATCGAGTTCTTGACGTTCTGCGCGCCCTTCTTCACCGAAGCGGAGATCAAAGCGCGGCGAGCCACGCCCCTGGCGAGCAGCACGTCACCGAAGGCCGTCAACTGTGAAGCGTCGAACAGTCCGCTCATGCGTCCTCCTTCACGTTCCAACGGCAGGCTGTGGCATGCGTCTTCTCGCTTTGAGGTGAGACGAGCCTGAACCGCCTGCCGACGAGCAGCGGATTGGCGGATTCCGTGACTTCCACCACGTCACCGGCGCGAAAGCCTGGAGTGCCATATGGAAAATGCACGTACAAAGACCAAACCAACGAGACGGCGCCCATGGCTTGGGCGGCGCTGCCTTCGGTCTGCTCGCTGGCGAGGCCGCCGCTGGTCTGCACCTTGCAGCTGCCTTCGTACACCTGTTCCTTGCCGGTGTTCGGCAGTCCCGTGTCCGGATCCGTTGTGGTGGATCCGGGGCGGGTGACGACGCACTGGTCGGTCATGAGGCTTTCGGCCATCTGGCGTAGTTTCGGAAGGGCTCCGATGAGAGGTGCCATGCTTGGCATGTCAACCTCCTCAGTAGTCGTAGGGGTAGTGCGGCAGCGGGATGGCCACGGGTTCCGGAGCGATGACCGCCGTGGCAAGATCGCTGCTGACACGTTTCAGCAGCATGTCCCATTCCTCGTCGAGGATGGAGATCTCGCCGCGACTGCGCGAGCTGTCGATGCTGGTCTGCATGTTACCGTCGTCGATCTGCAGCATGGTGCTGCTCACGCCCTCAGGGTTGAGCGCCTTGCGTGCGACGGCGGCGGATTCCACCTCGATGACGGTCTCCTGATATCTCTCGTCCCTGCACCATTCGTCCAGCACTGGGATGCGGTTGCGGATCATCATTTCGGCGCGGCGGAGCCATTTCCCGATCTGCTTGCCTTCGGTGCTGTCGAAGGCGATGTCGCGGCCGAGTTCGACCGCGACATCGTCGATTTGCGCCCATGTCATGGGATCACTTCGCGATGATACCGGCGTTGCGCAGGCTGGTCAGCAAAGCGTTGATGGTGGCCGCCTCCTGACCTGTGGTGGCGTCCCTCACCGCAGCAGCCTGCTTGGCGGGCATGCCGGACAGCACCGTGTCGAGCGGCTTAGCTGCGCCGCCCGGCTGCGGCACATACACCGCGCTTGCCGGGATCATGCCCTCGTGACGTCCGTTTGTGGTCTCCTTCATCATTCACCATCCTTCGCACTGGTCTTCTTCTTCGGCTTCGCGGCGTCGGCGACCGTGTTCGGTTCGTCGGCCTGCACCTCGGCCACTGTGTAGCCGTGACGCTGGAAATAGTCGGACGGATCCACGTCGGTCTCGCCGACGCCGCCGACGAAGGTCACGCCGGCGGTGACGCCGTTGTACTCGTTATTCGGGGCTTCGATTCGCCACATCATGATCACCTGACCTTGATCTTACGGAGCACGCCAGCGGCCTTGGTGGCCTTCAATGCGACGCCGACCGGACCAAGTTCGACCTCGCCGCGATGCACTGCGCCCGGCTGGGTGAAGTCAGGCAGCCAGGTCTTCACGAGGGTGCCGTCGGTGGTGGTGATGCCGCAGAAGCCGTCCAGGCCGACGCGGTACGCGTACAGGCTGGTGGTGCCGTCTGCGGCGATGGGGATGATCGGATCGTTGCTGCCGGCCTTCTCGCCGGCGTCGGCGAAGAGGATGCCGCCATAGGATTCGCGGCTGATCGGACGGCCGTTCGCGTTGACGAGACCATCGATCGGCTCGCGCACGTACATGCTGGTGCGGCGCACCATGGCACGGACGCGTGCAAGGGCCTTCTTGTTGCCGACCACGATGGTCGGCGTGCCGTCGAGCAGGTCGAGGAACTCGTCGAGTGTGTCGATGGCCTTGTTGCCCTTCTCTCCTTCGAGGTCGGTCCAGTCGTAGGTGTCGGAGGTGGGCTTCATCTCGGTGCTTGAGCCAGTGAGCGCCTTGTCCAGGCCGTCGAAGGCCTTATCGTTCACACCGGTATCGCCGTTGATGACGGTATCCTGGAACAGGGTTATCGCGGCCTTCACCTTGTCGTTGATGTTGCGGGTCACCTCGTCGGATCCCTTCGGACCGATGTTCGCGAGGATGCGGTCGATCTCGAAAGCGCCGCCGAGCACGGCGAGCGTGGTGCTGTACTTCTTGGTCGTGGTAGTGCTCGGCAAGTATTCCGTGTTGATGGCGCGGAATTCGGCGGTGGGCTGGGTCTCCTGCCGACGGTAGGAGTAGTCGAGCGTCGCGCCGACTCCTGCAGGGTTCACGGCATCATCGAAGATGAGGGAATCAAGGATGACGCTGGACTTTCGAAATTCGTCGATGACGAAAGGGTCGTAGTCTTCGAGGGCGTTGTTCTTCGCCTCTGCGAGAGTGACAGCCATAAGGTTGTCTCCTTCCTAAGGAATCGGTTACTTGTAATATGCGGAAATGGCTTCGGAGAGACTGTGCGGCTTCGGGTCGCCGCCCTTGCCCTGACTCGGGTCGGGCTTGACGCTCGGCTTGTTCTGCACGCTGACGAGCTTCAGCAGGCTGTCCGCATCGGGTTCCAGCTCCTCGCGAGTGGATCCCTGCAGACGTTCCGCCAAGACCTTCGGCAATTGCTTGTCGACGGCGACCTCGTATCGCAGTGCCTTCGCGGCATTGCCGGTGTTGGACTTCTCCAGGCTGGCGATCCTCTCGCTGGCCTTTTCCGCGGCGGTCTTGTCGCGATCCTCGAACTCTTTGATTCTGGCGTTCGCGGCGGCAAGCTGTTCGCGCAGCGACTTGTTGGCCTGGCGCTCGTTCTTGAGCGCGGTCATGCCGTGTTCGCCGAGCTTCTCGTCGCCTTCGCCGCCGGTATTCGCCTGTGGGTCGGATTGCGGCGGCTCCGGCTGCGGCGGCTCTCCGCCGCCCGGTTCGGCACCGGTATCGATGGTGCGGATGCGGATGAGATTCCACCATTTCCTATGCATTGTGTTTTCTCCTTGTTGTTTCCTTGGCCGTCACATCGCGTGCCGGCGCCGACACCATCGCGATGCCGGTGAAAAATTCGATTTCGGCTAGAGGATCCAGCCGTACTTGTAGAGCATGCCCAAGGCCTTCGCATGATCATCGCCGCAGCGTGCGTAAATGGTCTCGGGCATGAGACGCGGCCTGTCGACCTTTGTGTACCGGCCGCCGTTCTTGATGAATTCCTTGGCGTATCCGGAGTCGATCATGCGTGATGCGGCGAGTCCGTGGCGCGTGGTGCCCTCGGTCGTGTACTTGATGTTCCGCCCGTCGATCTGGGCGGTGCGGATGCCGCGTTGGGCGTTAACCAGCTGGTTGAGGTCGGCTCCGTCCGTGTAGGCTCGGGCGTTGGCCCTTCCGCCAAGGACTTTGGCGAGCTGGCCTTCGTCCAGTGAATCGAGGTATTCGTTCGGACTGGTGCATGCGTTTGCCGGTGCTTTAGGACCGGTGTAGACGGCGATGCAGTCGCAGTGCGGATGCCTTTCGAAAGGCGTCTTGCCGCATGGCTGTCCGGCGAGGATGACGCATCTTCCGCAGCTCGGCGGTGTCAGGCCGCGCACGTAGGTGGATTGGTAGCAGATGCCGCGAGCGGTCATGCTTGTGGCCGACCGGTGAGTGTCCGCCAGCATGGTGCGCGTCCTGAGCACCAAGGTCACGCCTATGCGGTCCATGGCCGTGTCCACCGGAGCGCCGTTGGACACGGCCCGCTTGCCGATGGTGATCGCCGTCCACATCGTGTCCACGGTATCCATGCCGTTGCCGTTCACACCGACCCACTGCCATGGGTCCGGCTTGTATTCCGGGTGTGCTGCGTTCATGTCGAAGCGTTCCATGATTTTCGGCGTCGATGCTATCGCGTCGGCGGCGGTGTGGTATTGCGCCGTGTCCAATACTCGGAAAAGTTCAGGCATCATGTCCGCGAAGGCGGCGTCGAAGTCTGGTTGCGCGTGCTTATGCCACAGTCTGAGCACCGTCGCGGCCAGCCGGTTGCTTCGGCTGCGCAGCAGACGGTTCTGCGCCGTCGCCTCCTGCGGAAGCGTCTGCCCAGCCATCGTCGCCGCCATAGTCCACGTCCTTCATGAATTGGCCATAGGATTCGCTGATCTGCTTGGCGAAGTACTCGCGCTCCTTGTCCTTGCGGGCCTCGCTCCAGCCAAGCTCGTCCCATGCCCCCTCGCGGGAAAGGATGCCGGACGCCATGAGCTTCGTGATCGCATCAGCACGCTGAGCGTAGGTAGGCGTGTTCGGATCCTCCCAGTCGCAGCGCACCAGGTTCGCGTTAATGTCGTCGCTGGTTGCGAGCTTGTGCGCCACGGCCATGACCTGCGACCACGCATCGCCGTCGACGGCGTTCTTCAGCTCGACGTTCTTCACCAGTCTCAGCTCGTCGGCGCGAATGGCTCCCTCGGCTGCTGGATTGGCGGTGTTCATTCCGAAATAACGCATCGGAAGACCGGTGATGGCGCTCATCTGCTCGCTCAGCAGGTCGATGACCGTCTTGAAGTTCGACAGGTCAGATGCCGTGAACTGGCCGAATTTCGCGTTCGCGTTCTTGGAGGTGAGCATCGAGTTGAAATAGGTCTTTATCGCCGATGCCGGCTGTCCGGTCTTCGCGTCGATAAAGTCGTTGTGCGTGACGCCGATCGCCCATTTGCCTGGCACCGCGTGAGTTTCCATGGCGATCTGCAGGTCGAGGATGGCGCGTGCGGCCATGTCTGTCGGCCGCACCACGTCGGCCATCTCGCTCTCGCCAAGGAAGTCGCCGGCGCGCGGACGGTTGAGGAACTGCACAACAGGGACGACGCCGAGGTGATGGTCGTCGCGGCCGGTCATGACCCACTTGCCATGCTGTTTCTCCAGCCAGAGCGTGTATTCGGGCGTGTACAGCGTCGCGTAGTCCGGCGTCCCGTTCTCCCAAGGGTCGAAATAGACGCGGAGCGCCGATTCGACGGTTCTCGTGCGCGGGTCGATGCGCGCGATCATGTTCCTGGATGATTCGACGGTGATCAGTGGATGCCGTCTGTCCTTCGGGTTAGCGCCGACGCATACGAAGCCGTGGCCCTGCACGCGTGTCTCCGTGTGCAAAAGCACCTGCTGCGATTCCATGTTGTTGTATTCCCAAAGATCGCGCAGCTCGTTTGACACCTTGTCGTCATCCGGCACGGAGAAGGATTTGACCTGCTGGCGCTGCACGACGCTATCGACCACGATGCGCGGCCAATTCAGCGGAAAAACGAACGAACGGAGTTCGGCCGGCACGGCGATGCCGATGCTCTGGATGACCTGCCGTCCGCGATAATAATCATCCCACTGCCTATGAGGCTTGCGCAGTCGTGCAAGCCGGTAGGTGAGGCTCCTGATGAGCTTCGCGTCATCGTCGGAAAGCCTCGATGCCTGTATCAGCTCCACAACAGCCTCCTTACCAGCCGTACACCATGACCGGTGAGCCGCCTGCGCTCCAGCCGAGCGCCCTCATGTCGGACGCCGCCTCGTGCGCGAGGATGTCGGCCATGGTTATATCGATCTTCTGATTCTCGCTCGGCTTGCCGAGCACGTACTTGTCGCCAGGCTTGGCGATCCGTCGAGCAGCCATCATGTGAAGCTTCGCGACCGGGTCGTCACTGTGGGTGGTGGTGCCGTCGGTGGTGTCGGTCATGAAACGGGTGAGCGCATCGTACATGCGGCCGGTGCGGTTCGTTGGCCACTGCACCACCACATCCTCGCCGAAGCGCACGCCCCAGTCATCGATAAGCGACTCCCACAAATGAGGGTCGCAGTAGAATCGCCTGACCCTAAAATGATTGAACAGGTCGGAAACGGCGGCGTCGACCTCGCTGCGTGGGATTCGTCCCTCCCATTCGACCGGATTCCAATACGTCGGCCGCCTGTCCACGCCGTAGACGGGTGTGAACCGGTAGCCGTCCACGGTCTCGGCGCGAATCGCCGACCAGTCGCCGGACTGGGAACCGTCGAAGCCGAGGCATATCTCGGTATCGTCGGCCGGATACGGTCGGTCTTCGACGCCGGCGTCGTAGAGCGCTTCGGACATGTAGGAGCCGAGGCCCTGCACGAGTTCGCAACCGAAGAAGCGACGGGCCTGCGCGGGGTCGCGTGGCAGCAGCTCATCGCATGTCGCCTCGATCGCGTCCAGGTTCACCCACGGCGAGCCCTTGTACACGAACTCGAGAATCTTCCGCCGGTCGACCCTGTCGGTGAAGTCCAGGTTGGGGTCGTGCCGGGGGAAGAACTTCATGATGTCCTTCGCCGTCGACTCGTAGGTTGCCTGGCCGAAGCTCGCGTCCATGGGGTCCCACGGGTTCGTGAGCTCCAGCATGCGCCCGTCCATGCCGGTGACGCCACGGAGCACGGTGTCGGCGACCTCGAACATGCCGGAGCGCTTCGTGTACACGCCGGACTCGTCGCACAGAGCGAAGTTCACGGGATTGCCCAGCTTCGAGCGGGCGGAGGCGGTCACTGGGTCGATGCGCCCGCCGTTGGGCAGGCGGATGAAGCCCTCGCGCACCTTCATCAGGTCGTCCAGATGGCCGTTGCGCACCATGGTCTGCAAAGGCCGGTACACGTTCGCGGTCTGCCCCTCACCGTTGGCGAGCAGCTGCACCAACGCGGTGCGCCGGGCCATGCCCATCGGCTCTTCCGGCCGGTACTCGTAGGAGAAGCCGCACCCACATCCCCAGTCCTCGCAGCGGAACTCCTCGCCGCCTTCGGCCCAGCCGCAGAACACGCAGGGGCCCACGGCCTCGAAGCAGGCCACGGCAGCGCCGAACGGCGACTTACCTAGCTTCTGGCCGCCGACGATCTGGCCGCGACGCCATTGGAACGCGCCGCCCTGCAACGGGCGCGACGCATTGAACCGCGTACCGGCCTTGACGGTGTAGAAGTCCACCGCGTTCGCCAACTGCCAGCCCACGAGGCTGAACGGCTTGTTGAGGTCATAGCCGGAAGGCACCACGCAGTGGGCGCGAGTCCATGCGGCCATCAGGAAGCCCAGCGAGGCTGGAGGCTGCCTACGTTCCGCCATACGACACCTCGCTTATTCCTGCATCGACTGCCATTCGTCGCGCGGATCAGGGAAATCGACTATCTTCGCGCTCTTCCTATGCGGCTGGGGTTTCTCGTCGGCCACGATGCGCCAACCGTTCAGCCGCAGCCCCTGAGGGGTGAGCCCGATGGAATCCGCGTAGCGGCACAGGGTCGTCCGGTCGGCGGCCTTCGCGTCGGAAGACTCGCACAGCACGTACTGGCGGACGTAGAGGGCCACCATGTGCTGCAGGTACTTGTACTGCGGGCGGCTCCACGCATACCCCTGCGGGTAGCGCCACAATTCGTTCCACACGTCACGCTCGCGCTCGTTCCACTGCGCCGAGGCCGCGTCGTCGGGCTCGCGATGGAAGCCGTCATCGTCCTTGAACGTGAACCAGACGACGTACCGCGGCAGCGGGAACTTCGGGTGAGGTCGCCTGTAGCCGTTCGCGGGCAGAGCGAACAGGCCGGCGGCGCGCTGCTGGAACGCCTCTGACGAGGGGTCGGGCATCCTGCCCGCCTTCGCGCGGGCACCACCGCTGGGCATGGCCAATCACCTCTTCCTTCGACGTGTAGGCAGCGGCGTCACGCCCATATTTCTCACTACGTCCCGCTCGTTCGGCTCCTGTTGGAGCGTAAACAGACGGTCGCGGGCCGCCCCTCATCTGTCCTGTTCCGCGTAGTATCTACGATTCGCCGCCTCCCAAACCTCTTGGCTGCGGTTCGGGGAGGGTCGGTCCTTGTCTCGGGCCAATCCCTGTCTGAAATGTTTGAAACGCAAAAACTTGCGAGTCCCCTCACCGGCGGTCTC